TAAAGACAGCTTCCTGTGCCTGAGGATTTGCTAAAAATTCTTCCTTAGACATTGACTTACCAAGTGCGGCCTTTGACCATTCAGGAATATTATTACCCATGACTTGATATTTACCATAGGCCCTATCCCCAGTTTTTGTCACTGGGCCAAGCTCGGCATAATTACCGCCACTCTCAATGCCTGAGATAGCTTTAGAAGCATCACCACCTACCCCACCCGAAAGTGGTGCATTGTCACTAACTGGGGCCATGCCCCCCGAGGGCTGTGTAGAAGGAGAACCGGGGATAGTAGGCAGCATCCTGCCTGCTCTCACAGCATCAGACTCATTTTGCTTCTTGTTGGTGTTAAAGTCCATATTACCACCGACAAGAGCACTAACCATATTGCTCACACCCTGCGTCCAATGTTGAACAGGCTGCTGCAAATTGCCATGGAGAAGAGCTTTGGCATACTCCCGCGCTGACTGAAGCTGTCCCGGTGTCGCATAACCTTCAGGCGTAGAAAGTAGATTTGCTGCATCAGCCACCAAATTGGTCTCCCATGCCAGCCCCCGGAATTGGGGACATCAAGGCCCGCGCTACGGGATCCTGAGGCATGCCCATGCCAGCCATAGGGCCAGCAGGCATTCCCATGCCGGGCAAAGGGCTACCCGCACCCATAGGAGGAGGCATTACACCACCAGCACCGCCCGTCATTGCCGCTGGGTCAACTGGAGGAGGCGGAGCAGGTGGGGAAGCCATACCGGGAGCTGGAGGTGCCAAGGATGTTGGTGCGCCTACGGACGGGCCACCAGTAGTCGTCGTTGGGTTGATGGGAGAAGTACCCATTGTGGCATTCTGCCTTTGCATCTGTGCTTGATGCTGGGCATTTCCAGCCATAATAGCCTTAACCATGTTGCTGATATTTCCGGGTACGGAAGTAGTAGGAGCTTGAGGTTGAAGATAACCCGGTGTTTGCCCTGAAGCAGCAGTGCCCGGATTGGTAGCGAAGGGATTCGTATCCATTTTTAACCTTTCGATTTAGCTAGATGCAAAGATACCCGATCCGGAGGGCCTCCTATAACAACAACATTTCCCGGCTCTTTGGTGCATTCAAAGTACCAGTATTGTTCCTCTAAAGTACTGACAACTCCTACGGCGCTTCTTACCTCTATGCCACAATTGGTATATTCAGTAATAAATCTCAATCCTTCCCCGTCAAAACAACGATTCTCAATATCAGCCTTACTATAAGGCCCTAAATTCAAAAACTCATTCTCACGTCCATGACTACTTAAAAATTCTATATCAATAGTATCAATCTTTTTATAATTATAATGAAACACACCACGATCATTCACATAACGACAAAAGCCTTTAGGAATTGGCAATTCAATAGTTCCAATTGGAAACATTTGAACATCTCTTATGCCACGTAGAAGTTGCCCTTGTTGAATTCGCAAAGTTTCCTGACTTTCAGGAGCATTTTTTCCAGTATCTTCCATTTTACAAAGCTGCCGCTCCCAACAATGAACTTAATCCACCTGATTGCGCCCAACCACCCAAAAGCGCAGTTGGAACACCAAAAAGACCAGACATCATTGATTGACTTTGTTTCAGTTTATCCTGATACGAAGCTTCCGCTGCTTGCTGCGCGTTGGCTGTAGCCCCAATAAGGTTCGCCGGTTGAATAGCCAATTGCGGCGTGCTTTGGAATGTAGGGTTACTAGGTGCGCCAAGACCTGCAAGCGTGCCACCTAAGGACGCTGGAGTCATATAATTCTGATACGCCTGTGAATACATTTGAGGCTCCATCTGAGCCAAAAATCCAGTAACAGTATTGCCCTGATTATTCTGCACCGCGCGCATCGCATTATCGTATCCCGGCTGACCGGGAGCAAAACCTTGGTTCCTTAGCTGCGTATCCAACTGACTAGTTTGTTGATCAAAGTAAGGCTTAAGATAATTAGTCTCTTGGGTCATAGCCGCCTGAGTTAGACCCTTGGTGGAATCACCTATTACGTCAGATGGTGAAGCTGCTCCATAATTAGCCCCTGAGATCAAAGCCTGCCCTGCCGTACCAGCAGTCTTTTGTGTCCCTTGCAAAATATCCAGTAATTGTTGTTGTGGGGCACTAAGCGCAGTAGTCGCCGTGTACAATGGGGTGCCATCAGACGAAGTACCAGTCTGACTATAGGTCAAGCTTCCCGTAGGAGTGACCTGATTAGTCATAGACCCTTGTTGAGACTGCGTACCAGCTTTCGTATTCAAAGCTTGTTGGTTTGCAGCAACTGCATTCGGATCAGCTACAGGAGGTGCGTCAGGTGTGCTGCTCATTATGCAACTTTCTTCAAATGCTCAGCTGCTAATTTCTCAATATCTTCTCTGAACATGACAAAGCGGCATCCAGTATTACGTGGACAATCCGTATACCCATAATTCCTACGCTGAACGCCCTCGTACTTAAAACCAAACTTTGAAAGCTTTTTCAAAAGATAAGAAGGACGCTTCGGCACAATAACGGTACATCTCGCCAAGCGCAACTCATAAAGGGCAATCCTAGCCAAAGCACGAATTATCCCCACAGTAGCTGTACCCTTCCCGTAATAAGATAATTCCGCATTAAGGGTGTTATAGTTAGTAAACAGAACAGCCCCAACCAACAAACCATTATCTACTATCCCCACAGCTCTATCCACATGCATAGGAACACGATTATAAGTTTGAAATGCCCATGCAGCGACTTGTACATCACAATCAAGAAGCAGGCCTTTCATATATGCTCTCCAATTCCTTTTTACACGAAGCCGCCGAGCTCTATGATAGAATTAAAAGCATTAACTTGAAGAGAAATAGAGGTGGTATCCAAAGTTGTATCAAACTGTGCTTGATCAAAAAATGAAAAATCAAACTGAGCAAGAGTGCCACCACCGCCTTGGGCCGTCGCAATATTGATAGTGAGATGCATTGCCAATGCATGGCCTAAAGCTTGTGTGCTTATCCATGAAGTGGTCTGAATGACCGTACCAAACCATTTATCAACATCCCAAACAGCCACATCCCACAAGGCACCACCATTAAAAATTTGGAGTGGAGCATTTTGTGTCTGAACGTGAAAATCAGCATCAACGGAGATAAAAGGTGTAATAGTTTGACCAGCCGAAATAAACGGCTGAGCCATTGTCATTCGTTTCAATCTGCCCGGTGCATCAAAATAATTGTAAGCACACTGCATGTCAGCAAGGATGGGTGTGGTAAAATCAGTACTTCCAACAAAGCACTTATTTATGTCTCCAACATTTCCACCAAAATATAAAACATTTTGAAACACCTCAAAGCAATTGGCATTCCATCCAGTAAACTGACACCATGCTCCTGTTAAAGCATTCATAACAAACTGAACTTGTGTTGAGTTCTCAGTTTGAGGTACATTCAAGATGGCTAACTGCTGTGGAGCAAAACTTATTAATTGCCAGCCAAACATATTTTGACCGACTTGAGCCGCTTGTGCCATGGCATTCTGAATACGAGCAGTAATTGCAACACTTCGCTCCGCACTTGGATCATAAGGCAATGCTTGCGAAAGAGGGACAACGCCTTGTTGTGTGATAAGTCCAACATCAGAACCAATCTTGGTAGCGCACCGCAAACTAATAGGTGGGGATATATCAAAAGTACCTACCAATGTGAAAGTAGTCGCACTTGTAGGATCAGTCCCACTGAAGATACTGACCTGACCACGATTTGAAATAAACACCATATAATCTTGTGGGCCATTGCCTCCATCAATAGTCCAATCAGCAATGACAACAAGATAGCCACCTCTAGACCAGTTAGCACCAAGATCAAGGGTGCCTGCAATGGCCCCAGTAATAGCATCTGTTGGCATAAAGGCACAAACAGTAGAACCACCACCAGCACCATTACCAAGGACATACCAAAGCCTGCGCTTTTGCGCATGAATATTCGTTATAGCAGCCGTAGTCAAACCACTGGGCAATCCTGTAATCGCTGGGACTGACCATGTTGTTCCATTATATTGTCGAAGAGTATCAACCCCATTCACAAGCTGAATAACAGTGGTGCCGAGGGCCGGAGTAAAATTGACGTATTGCCATCTGGCCGAATTCAAACCTGATACAACAACCGTGTTCACACCATTGATGGAAACATCATAAATACTACTACCAGCGGCGGCAAACATCTGCTCACCACCTAGTGCACGTCGCACCATCAATGTTTCAACTGGCGTCGTAAGGGCATCCAAAAGTACCCATGGAAAATAACCCTGCCGTAATTCTACCCAACCGGGACGTGGTATCCAATTATTGAGAATAGGTGCACGTTTTGGATCCATGGATGCCAAAGGCGAGATAGCATCCCAGCCATCAGTGGGCACAGGGATGACCTTAGACAACACATCTGGTGCAGGCACCGTTACCTTTTCAACTGATTTAGCTTTCCTCATTTCAAATGCCTTAAAGCCTTAATCATATCTGAATTATTATCTAGTACCAATTGCTCCCTACTTGGAACATCCTGAGTTTGCCATGGTGGCTGCGCCTGTCGCGCTTCAGGAGGCATATCCATTCGGTTTTGTATATTTCTTGCCTCTACTTCACCTGCAAGGCGATGGTACATGTCAAATGGTTCAGATTTCTGCTCAAACATAGGCACTTTAGATGGTTTATATCTTTGTAGATACTCCATAAACTGGGGATTACCGCCCGGAGCAAAATGCTCTAGTTCCTGAATACCATGTTGTGATTCGTGCAAACCAATACTTCTAGCGGCGGCTAGACTAGGTGCATTGATAGCCAATAAACCTCTATCGGAATCAAATCCTCCAGTACCCACCTTGTTTGTAGGATTTTGATACACAGTATTCGTAAGTTTATTCTCTGCCAGTTGTGGGTAGGCTTTATACAAGTCAGGATGTTGCAGCATCAGATTTGCAGGTCCCGTTCTTGAACTTGCATCCTTAGCATAATCAAGACCGTGCCCCATCATGCGTGCATTATTGTCTGGTATCTCAAACCGCCATTTTTGATCAGCTGGATTTTTAAACCAACCAGTTGAATCCCAAATCTGAGTCGGTGAGTGCCCAGCCTCATTCATTTTGTTTGCAAAAATGAGTTTATCCAAGTCAGCAGTTTTAGCTAATTTGCCACCAAAGATACCAACGCCAGCTGTAGGTGCTGCGACACCTCTTCCCATCAAAGCCATAGCCGCATTCGTTGCCGCTGGTACCACTCTTTGTGTACTTCCATGGATATCAGTCGGATCAAATTGTGCTGCCGCATCAATCAGATTCTTTGGTATATCCATAGTCTTTTGTGCAAGCGAACCAGCTAGAGGATTTATGATATTGGTTGCTTCATGCACGGGCTCAGCAGGGCCACCCACGCCGAACGGCATAGCATCAGGCTGTGCCTGCCCTCCCTTTAATGCTGCAATGATGTCCTCAAAAGCAGGCATTTACGGCCCCGATTTAGGCAGGTAAGGCCCCTGTTTACGAATAGAATCAGCTGCATCTTGAGCACTTTCAGCCCCATACTGCCCAGCACTCTTAGTTCCACCAAAACTTCCACCACTAGCCAAAGTATTCATACCACGAATATAATTATGAGCCTGATCTGTAGGCTGTGGTTGGACTTTGTGCCCTTGCTTTAAATAAGCAAGAACCTGTTGAAGATGTGTTGTGTATGGCACTGCCATCATTGTCCCCTAAACAATAAAGAAGCCATTTGTGCTTGAGGTGAAATTTGGCTCATAGGTATTTCTGGTACTAGGGCAGGTTTATCTCTTAGAAAAATCGTCCCATTATTGTCAACGCCTTGTCTACTTTCTGGTTGCCCCCTCATGAATTCTCTGGGATCCATATTATTCAAAGGCAATGCTTCATTCCATGTCTTATCCCAAGAATGTGCGTTATCTCCCTGAGCATTTCTCTGATCAGGGTATCTACCAAGATAATCACCGACAAAATATGGATGTGGCTCTGTGTAACTCGGATCTGGAGGTAAATCTATAAAATCACCAGTGTCGCCGGGCTTGATGACTTCACCCTGCGGTCTTTGGCCCTTTAAGGCTGCGACAATTGCTGTAAGATGATCAGGTACCACATGACGCTCCTGTTAAACGCCACGCGATTAAGAACTCCCAGATGGACCCGGGAAAAATCCGTCTTGAACGTTTGCTGGTGAAATAAAAACAGGGCTCCTGCGCTTGGCTAATTGCAGCGTAGGCGCAGCACCATCCTTTGCAATCAACTGATCAACATAATCAGCCCAGCGTCCTTGCAAAGTCACGTAGCTTCCCATCCCCTTGATTTCCCAAAACATCCATTTAATGCCAGTCACCATAGCCTGATCACTAAGAAGTGCTGTATCAAGATCATTGGCAAAATACTGAGCAAAAGAGGTACCAGCTCCCAGCACATTCACCGCATTAACAGAAAGATACTCAAAGACAAGTTGGAGTGGGGCCGTTATCTCAAACGGAGGTGGCCAAATACGAAACTCATTTGCATACGGCCCAATTTGACGAAAATGCCTACGCGGGCCGGTAGTAACAATGCCTGACAGATGCCATTGATCCATCTGAGGTGAGGTAGGGCCAATCAGTTCCCAATGGTTAGTTCTATCCCACATAGTCCTGTTTTGAAAAGAATCAAAACCGGGAGGTTCTGGGAACGTATCCCGAGCAAAAGTGAAGTTTAGCCCAGTACCCGTTGCAGGATTAGTAGCCTCCATATTCATGGTAACAGTATTTGCATCCACCACTGTAATGACACGAGCACCCTGTGGAATACTGGTCCCCGTCACCGCAGTAGCATTAGCTATTATCCCAGCCGTACTCGGGATACTACTGATGGTGTTGGTAAAAGGAGTCACAAGGTTGCCAGTCGTGAGCAGAGGAACTGGTACTGCAAGATCATATTCAAATTGCAAAGCAGTCCAACCTTGAGAAACATTTGCAGACCTAAGCTCGTCCAAGCAGCGGTTCGCCAACGCAAGCAACTGCGCCGTAGTAGCATCAGTATTGCCCACGACGTTTGCTGCTTGAGGCAAGCCAAGTTCGGCTTGAACCCTTTGGACCATTTGAAGTAATGTCAGCGCCATCTTGTGTCAGTTTGACAGAATAGAAGCCCAAAACTTTGGCTTATATTGCCAAAACATTGCAGCTTTAACTGTTGCAATTGGAAGATTCGTATTAGCGGACCCATTAAGCGTATGGCCAACTGGAACCCATACTCGAGCAGTTGTAGCACTTGAATTAAAAACAAAAACTGCTTCCACAAGAGCTTGAGAAATGGGAAGTACAAAATCAGTTTGACCACTAGTAGCGGTCAGCTCCGCATTATCTCCTACAATGGGGCGGGCTCCAACCTGTGCAGTACCAATACCGGCACCAAGAAAATAATCCGCACCAATAATATCTGCCAATTCACCGGGCAACCCTAAACCCATAAGGGTAAGTGTACTTCCACCAATCATTTTAATCCCCTTATGCGGTTATGATAGAAGCCCAGAACTTAGGCTTGTATTGCCACACTATGACAGATTTGTTCGTTGAAGGAATACTCAAGGTGCTATTAAGCACCCCATTTATGGTGTGCCCAGTAGGAACATAAAGAACAGCAGTTGTGGCTGTTCCATTAAAAATATTATAGGGAACCATAACATTGGTATTATCTGGTGAAGCTGGAAGAATAGCACCACTTTGAGAAGCAGCAGTCACCAACTCAGTGTTTGAACTCCTAATTGTAGCAGCAGTACCTTGCGTGGTACCAGTGCAAGTCAATTGATGCGGATTACCACCCAGCAATTGGGCTAGTTGCACAGGAAGGCCAAGCCCAGCCAATGCGTCAGCAGATGCTACAGGCATTTAAATGACTCCTTATTTGAGACGTGTGCGAGAACGCTTGGGATCAGTTTTTGGCATTTGACGGGTCGCATTGATCTGCGCAGTCTGAGCGTCAAAATTACTATTGGGGACAAATACACCACGCTTCATTCCACCACCTTGATTGGCCAGCAATTGCTGGACATCAGCCATGGTGACGGCATTTTCCTGATTGGCTTGAATAGCCTTAAGCTGAGATTGAACCATCTCAAGCTTGTTCTTGAGGCTATGAATTTCACGATCCTTCTCGTCAAGTGCCTGCTTAAGTTGGCTAGCCTTGACGCCCTTATTCGCTACTTCAAGATAACGAACAGCTTCGTTCACCCATTGCTGACAACCCATCCCAATGGTTTCAATAGCGTGAGCAGAAAGCTTGGCCAGTTGCTCCACTGTATGAACACCAGAAGCTTTCAAAGCACCTGCTGTGGCTGGTGAGGCAGGAAATAGCATCTCTACCGGGGTACCCTCTGACACCTGAGGAGCGTTTTGTTGAAACTGATGCCATTGAAGCGGATAACGTCGCTTCTCCAGTTCAGTTGCTTCTCTATCCACGATATTAAGACGTTCACCCGGAGGATGGATACGGACAAAAACCTTGTCATCAAGCCAAGGCCTACCATGTTCAGCCGACTTAGCAGGGTTATGCACACCCTTCATGTAGAACATCACAACCATCGAAGCATCACCGCCGCCATAGTTGACTACCCCACCCCACTCACCCATTCGCTGAATACTGGTATGACCTGCAAGTTCGTCCATAACTCAAACTCCTGTTAAATTACGAAGATAGCTCAGATCGTATTACTTGGCCAGAGTCAAGTCTAATTCTGGCGTATTTCTACTTTTAACGAATTTGTCCAATTCTATGGCTACCTTTTGCAACATACCATCCCAGTCACCGGGAGCTGGTTGTGTGAACTGACGCAGGCTAGGATACCAAGGGCTGTCTTCACGAGTACCGAACCAGCGCCAGCACCCGTCCCAACGGCTTAGCAGCCACGTAGGCTTGCCTAACGATGCAGCCGCATGAACTACCGCCGTATCAACTGAAATGACCAGATCACAGTTTTCGATAGCACAGCACGTCTCATAAAAATCGTACATGTCTTCAGTCCAGTCCGCAATAGACATGCCCACAGGTGGAGATTTGATTTCATCAGCAGGAAGGCCATGTTGAAGTGATACCCATATAATACCGGGTATCTTAGCCAAAGGAGCCAAAGCTTTCAATTCAGTTGAACGGATGGCGTCAATCGCGGCAGCGGCAGGTTGATTTCGTCGGCTCAAGCCTGCCCAGCAAACACCAATCTTAAGTCCCTTAGACAGTTGTTTAAATTTTGTAGTCCACGCATCAACATCACGATAATTCAAATAAAACTCTCTATCACTGGATGGAATAGATTCAATAGTTGGAGTCAACATCCCTGCTAAAGTCAACATAGGTATGGCATAATCAAGTTCTGGAAGTTTCTCACCAACACTAATAACTGCATAAATATCAGGAATAGTCTCAAGCAGACGTTTAAGTTGAGGTCTTCCTTCAACAATAACTTTTGCCCGTGGATAACGATTGGCAAGAATATTGGCATAACGAGAGAATTGAATAATATCTCCTAAGCCCTGTTCGCCATATACAAGAATGCTTGTATTGGTCAAATCCTCACCAGCCCATTGGGGGCATTTCATTTTACGCGCAGGCAATTGATTAGTTTTCCACCGCCACTCATATTCTTTCCAACCTTCTTGAAAATGTCCTGCCCCAAGCAGGGCCATACCAAAAACAAAGTGCCCATCAATATATTCAGGATCAACAGTCACACTTCTACGGTGATAAGAAAGAGCCTTTTCAATATTTCCTTCATATTTATAAGCATTCCCCAAAGTCAAATATGCTTGTGGCACTTCCTCAATTTCAATACATTGAAAGAGACTTCCCTTTGCTTTGACTATATTCCCCATATCATAATATGCAGCACCCCGATTGCAGTAAATCTTAGCTCTCATACTTTTATTAGTCTCATATTCTAAAGCTTTGTCAAAGCTTATAACGGCATCTAGATTATGCCGCATTTGCTGAATACAAGTGCCTCGATTATCCCAAATACGTGAAAGATACCCATCAGTTTGAAGGTTATTTTCAAACCTTTCAAGAAGTTCAGTTGACCAAACAATCGCTTCAGACCATTTTTGATTGTGATATGCCATTACGAAGACTTCTTGAAGTTCTTCATACGTTTTACGCTGCATGTTATGCTCCATTCAAGTCCAAGGATATGAAGGATACCTATTGACCATAATAAAAATGTTTCCGGGGGCATCTAGAATATTACCACTATGATCATAAATAATAAAACCTCCATGAGACGTATGAACAACTACTCTATCCCCTAATTCAAAATCAGATGCAAACTTAATAGCCCCAGACATAGGATCACCATCAAGTGGAGGATTGATTATGACTATAGTATCTTCAGCCAAATGAGGAACTTCCACTGCATTAGCAAAAGCAGTCCCATCATTTGGCAAAAGATAAATAATCACTCGACCTGATTTGTTATAAACAATTGAAGGGGTACCAAGTGGGTCTACGATTGTTGTCATATTTAATTTCCTTCCAATTGATAAAAGAATGGGGGCCGAAGCCCCCATATAACAGGATCATTGTACAATATTAAGTCGCAGCACCAATAGTTGGGTTATTCAAAATCCCAGTATTTGGACCAGCCACAGAACCAGCTGCTTGGCTAAGAACCATGCCTGTAATCG